GGTCGCACGAGCAGCATCGGACCCACCCGGCCTGAATGACGGCCGGCGGATGTCGGACAGCTTGTAGACGACCAGATCGAAGAAGCGCTTTTGCTGTTCCGGGTTGGCTGTCCCGGTCGCCACGGCTTTTGCCGCCATGACATCATGCTTGTCGAAGTAAACGAGCGTCGGATCAGAGGGGACGAGGGGCTTTGCGGGCTTCCTCAATCGGTGATCCCCCGCGCCGTCACCCGGATCGTGTCGGGCTCTTCATCCCGCGTGATGGACACGGACAGGTCCAACACTCGCTTGCCGTTGCGCCGAAGGCCCTCCAGCCTGTCCACCGTCTCCGCGTAAACGTCCTGCGGAATGTCGAACAGGCTGAACGGCTCCTTGCCGTCCGCCACGTCTCCCCACTTCTCGAAAACCGGGAAGGTGGCGGTGTATTCCAACTGCCTCATACGGCACCCGTCGTCTGGAATGCGCTCGCCGTCTCACCCACGGCTTTCGCAAGGTCGAGGCCCTGAGAGGCAAGCCCCATCCCCTGCCCTGCCACGGCGGCGAGTTCCTGCATCTTCTGCGCCTCTTGCTGGCCCTGTAGAGCCTGCTCTGAGACTTCCTCCGGCACGATCCATTCGGCATGCGGAACGATGGCGTTGGCCGCGTCCCTGAACGCTTTCCGGGTGTCCACCTCGGCAACGAGCTTCTGATCAACCTGAAGACCGGCCGCGAGAAGCTGTGCCAGTTCCTGGAATGCCGCCGCCTTCTCACGCTCCTGCGCCGCCTGAAGCGGGGTCTGGAATGAGAAGTTGATTTCGCGGCCCTGAAGCTGGCGCGGCATTTCCTCACGGAGATTGCCGAAGGCCCCCTCGCGCATGAGGATGCCCCACGTCTTCTCACACAGGGCACCGTTGTAATCTGTCTCCAGCGGCTCAAAGAGCGGCAGGGCAGCGCGGACGTATTCCTCTGTCCTGATGCGAACCTCGGTCGCGGTCATGGCATCGCCCACCGGGGGCAGCATGATCTTGTTGAGGTAGAAGGCTTCCTTCAGGAGGTCGCCCATTTTCTCCAGCATATCCATGCCGAAGGCGAGGCCACCCTTGTCGGTGAACAGCGGACGGACGGGTTCGCCCTGTCGCTCGTCATAGTCGATGTCAACGTAGGTGACGGCTCCGGCCCATGTGTTCACGTCGGAACGAAGCGCTTCCTGATAGGCGATCAGCGGCGGATTGACCGCCTTTTCCCCAGCCTCGAACAGCGTCAGGGTCATGGCCTGGAGCGTGCGGGCGTCAGGAAGGCCGATCACCGTCGCCGGGGAATGGGCGTACTGAGACTGCACCGTCTGCCAGCGCGGGATCACATAGGGGTGTTCCACGAGCGGCTTGGCCTCAAGCTCGTGCTCGTTCTCAACGTCCACGTAGTAGGACTGCGAGGAGAAGCGGTTGCTGCCCTTCTCGTCCTCATAGGGAACGATGATGCGGCGAAGCTCGATCTCCTTCAGCGGCTCTTTCTCGGCCGCCTTCTTCACGCTCTCATGGGCATTCTTGAACAGCTTCACCACGTCGCGGGCCGCGAGCTTCATCTTGTGATGAACCTCATCGATCATTCCCGCATAATTCTCGGACCACGCCACATCCCGAAGATGCCAGGGGCGATACAGAAGCGTGTTGGTCAGCCGGTCCAGTTCAACCGTGATGACCGCCTGCCCGAAGGTGCAGAAGTCGTGATCGGCCGTCTTGGTCGCCCGGATAAAGCCTGAGTGGATGTCGTACATGGCGCGGCGCATGACCGCGCTCTTGTCCTGACACCAGCCCTTGATGATCTGGTCTTCCGCCAGTTCCTCGTCTGCGGGCTCGACCTCGAACCAGTCCTTGCCACGGGGGCGAAGCATGGCCGAAATCTGGTTCGCCAGATCGCGGCGGATCATCGAGGGAAGCCCCGTCATCAGGTGCGCGGCGAACTCGTCCCCATCCGACTTGGAAACGGTGAACGATCCGCGCTCCGGGTAGAACTGGTCCGCAATCGACTGCCATAGCGAAAGCATGGGCATTCGATCGCTGAACAGCTTGTCCCCGCGCTGGATGAGGAACTGTGTGGACTGCTTCATCAGCCGCCCAGCTTCCCGCCAGTGAAGATGCCGCTGTCGCCTTCTTCGGAAAGGATGGTCGAGCGACGACCGCCACGGCCCATCATGTCCATCTGCTGACGGCGGCGGGCCTCAAGCACGCCAGGGGAATACTCGTCAGGGAGAGGGGCGGCGGGTTTAACCTCTGGCGTCTTCGGGGAAAACAGTGCAGCCATTGGGATTCCTCCAATGTTGTGATAGGGTTGAGACCTCACAAAGGAGGCGGTGATGGAAATTTCGAAGGACTGGCTTGAGCAAGTTTTTGCCGCAGCGCGCCGAGGCGGAATGGCTATCCCAGCCGAGCAAGAGCGCGAGGTTTATTCGTTGATTTGGCCGAACTGGAAGGCCGATGCAACTAGGTGGTTTGAACAAAAGTTCGAGGCCGAAGCCACCGAACACGGGAAGCAGCACGAACAGTTTGTCAAAGCGGTCGTAGAGGCACACGTTGACGTGTCTCTAGAACTTAAAGAAGCCGGACGATTGACTGATAGAGCACGGAAGAGTGCGAGCCAGAACATAAGCCGTCTTGCCGCCGACTATTACGGGCACCTTGGCGAGCGTGCCGAGCTTGAAGTTATCGCACGAGCGATTTTGTATATTGCCCGAAAGGGGCAGGCGGGCGGCCGAGAAGTTGTTTCGGCTACCGTTGACCTTCTCGGTCTCAAGCGGGCTGCTGTTGAATCCGCATACGGCCTTCTCCTAGAGAGAGGGCATCTTCGTTTGAGTAGGTCGGCAACCGTTGAGGTGGCCTAATGTCGGCGTGCTCAATCGCTGAGAGAACGTCACCGTCTCCTCATAGCCGGACGGCCAAGGTTGGCCGTCGTCTGCATGGGTCTCGCCATTCGCGCCGTCACGGCCCGCTTGATGGCTAGGTCTCCTTCGCTCATGCACATCACAACGCTGTCTCCGCGATCCGGGGACCGGCCGATGCGCGCCTTGATGTCGTCCTTCGATTCAATCTGAATGCCCCGCGTGGTCAGCTTCCACGTCGGAGCCGCAAGGTCCGCCCTCAGTTGAGGATCAGGAGGCAGTGCAATCGCAGAGCCGCCCTGCTGGCCTGGGTCCAGTTCCTCGCGGAACTTCCACCACGCCTCAGCCCGCTTGTTCACGAACGACAGCTTGCCGTCCTTGGTTTTCGTCGTTGAGGCAGCAGCCCCGTTGAACGCCCGGTAGGGAATGCCGTTCTCCTTGAACAGCATCATGGACGCGCCGCCGAAGCCGCCGCCAACGTCGATCACAACCGGACAGCCGCCCTTCCGATGCTTCAGCACCAGACCGGCAGCGTGCGCCGGGTCTCTCGCCTGATCCCCCGTCACAGCCTCCAGAGGCGCGTACCAGCCGCCGAAGCGTGAAGCACAGACCGTCTCGTCTCGCCCGGCCCCGATGTCGATGGCCATGGCCGACATGACGTTGCCCTTGTGGCCGTCAGGGCTCCAGCGCGCCTGTGCTTCGATGATCCACTGCGTCGGGATCACCTGATAGTCAGCGTCCGACCGGGCCGCCATGAAGTTGCCGTCACGAACGGCAGAACGGATCGGCTCAGGCAGTCCGTCAAGGTTTGCCTGATACCCGGAGTTGACCAGATACGGATTGTCCTTCAACGCCGCCGGAATGAACGTCCGCGACATCGGAATGGCCGGCTCGTTCGCACCCGGAAGCTGGATCGGATCAGGCCCACCCACTTCCATGTCTGACCCGTCAGGAGCCGTGACGTACCAGCGAAGCTCCCCATGCTTGGCGGGGTTCGAATGCGTCACGTCCAGCCAGGGGCGAAACATGCCGATAATCCAGTCACCGTCAGCATCGACCGGCGGGTTGGTCGCGAGCACCGCCCGCGTTCTCTGCCCTTCGTCCGTGGTTCTGATCCAGCCGATGTGAAACCGGACCTGTGCTTCAAGGAACTGCGTCGCCTCGTCGAACACCTTGAGGTCGAAGGGCTGACCCTGCCAGTCCTGCTCGTCCCCGAGGTGCTGGTTGCCGGCGAACTGGATGTATCGCCCGTCATCCGTCCTCAGGAGAGGGGGAGGCGAGCCGTTGTAGCCGTTCCGCGTTCCGTGGATCTCAAGCGCGCGTTCGGTCAAAGACCCGAGGTTGGCGTACTTCCGCCTCAGGATCAGCGAGCGGCGATGCGCCGTGAACGCCAGCCCAAGCCCCAGGTCGGACTTGCCGCCCCCACCCTGCCCCCCATACAGGAGGATTTGCGCCGGGCTGAAGTAGGCTTCCGTCTGCGGCCCCGGATTGGGAAGCCACTTCATCCCCTTGGTAGCTTCCAGAGCCGCCTTCTCGACTTCCGCCCTTGCCTTCGGATCAAGCCCGTTCAGCCGGGCCAGAAGCTCGTCAAGCATCAGTCGCGATAGAAGCTCGCCGTCACGATGGCACCACCCGCCGCAGCCGTGATCACGCTGATCGTGGTCACACCCGAGCAATAGAACCAGTGTTCGCCCTTGTAGACCGACAGGAGCACCGAAGCCGTGCCGTCCGTCGTGTCGCCGGGCACCGTCGCCGTGGTCGAGAATGAGACGTAGATGTCAGCGTTGGCCGAGATGCAGACGAACCTTGCAGCCGTCGCGCCCGAGCCCGGAACCGTAATGCTCTCCGCAGTCGATGCAGCAAGAGCGCGCGCCAGCACCGCATCCGATCCGGGGAAATTGCGGATCTTGTCCACCTCATAAGGCAGGAGCGCCAGAGAGCGGATGTTGTCAGCTACAGCCATGGGTTATTCCTTCGCTCCGAGCGCGAGAAGGAAGGCCGTGCGTCGGGCCAGGTCCTTCGGGTCTGTTACGTCCTGCGTCTTGATCGGCTCGCCGTCCTTGCCGGTCAGTTCAACCCGCTGCTTCGGGGCCTGAAGCCTTGCCGCCTTGTCGATGGCATTGACAGCAGCGTTCACCCGCTGGGGGTCAAGGTCGGCTTCCTCGATGACACGGGTGCCAAGAGCAATCATCCGGTCGCCATAGGCTTCCAGCCGCTCGTCCCTCGCATGTGCCAGTTTATCCCGAAACTCGGGCTTTTCCTGCCGCCAGCGATAGATCGTCGTGTCGGACGGCATGTCCACATCAGCGCAGACAGCCAGGACAGACCGCCCGCCAGCTACCCTCCGGCAGAACTCATTCGCGAGTTCGTCGGTGTAGTCCGAAGGGCGACCGCCACTCACGCTGCACCCACCTGTTCGATGATGTCGCGACATGCCTTGTGCGTCTTCAGCGCATCAACAACCGCCTCGGCTGCCTCTTCACTCGTGCAGCCGCAGACGATAGCGCCATCAGAGCGGGCAACCTCCCACTGGTAGATCCCGCCCTCTGGCCCACGATGGAACACGTAGAACGGCATCTGTGAGAAGACGCCGCCCTTGTGATCGTAGGTGATGGACTCGGGCAGCATCAGGCCACCGACACGTTCAGGATGTCGAGACGGCACGAGTTGCTGGCAGAGGTCGTGGACCACTGACCGGAGACAGCCATCGAGATCGCCGCAGTCGTGTCAAGGGTCGTGGACGCAAGGATGTCGTCCTTGATCGTCATCGTTCCTTCAGCCGCCGGGATGCTCTTGAACGTGCCGACACCAACCACCGTGCCCGAAGATCCGATGGTACGGACCACAAGCTCGTACTCGCCAGTGAATACGTCGTTGTTGGCAACGTCGGTTGCCGCCATGGAGATCAGGGCCGTACCGGACAAGCCACCCAGGTATGCCTTGATGGTGAGGGTGTCGGTGGAATTGGTCGCGGTAGCGATGCCCTGAAAGCGCATACGGATGATGGAGCCAACCTCCAGCGTGTTCGCCGGGATCGACACCGAACCAAGGGCCGTCTCGGTCGAGGAGGCCGTGAGAGCCGTGCCGGCGGCCACAAGGCCAGCCTTGAACAACGGGACGCGCCAATCATCCTTGCCGAGAATGCGACCAGCAGCGGAAAGGCCGAGGTCAGGGCCATACAGGGGAACGAGAGCCATTGGCCCCTCCTTTAGTGGTGAGTGGATTCTTCAGCCGAGACGATGGAAACCGCCGAGGCCAGAACATCGGAAACGTCCATGTCGCACTCAGGCGATGCGGTTGACGCAATGCGAACGATCCCGGCCCGGTCCAGTGTCAGGACCAGAACGAGAATGCTGTCACTTGTGATTGTCTCGTCTAAGGCTTCCAGACCGTCCTCGTAGAGGTCAGTCACGAGCCCAATCCAGAATGAAGCGAACCACGAATGCGCCTGCTACAGCAGCGCAGAGGATGAGGCACGTCAGGAAGCCCGCGACGAAGGCCACAGCCAATCCATCAGAGCCAGAGCTAGTGCTGTGCCTATGGGGAGGGTGAGGGAGTAGAGGATCAACGATAGAGCCGCCAGTCACGCATCGCATAAGCGAAGCCGAGCACAACAGCCACGACTCCGATAGCAACGCCACCGATGATGCTAAGTGCGGTCCACATGCTAGGCCTCCAAATGAGAAGGGCTCCAGACCGAAGCCCAGAGCCCTGATGTCGCCACCGCAGAAACTTAGCGGCTGTCTGAGGCTGGCAGGTCCTTGGTGCCCGTCGCGGCTCGCCTGCCTATCTTGATCGACGCACTGCCCCGGCGATCTCTGCACCACAGCGCCCCATCGTGGGCTTGCTGCTAGTATTTTGGCGGAGGGCCGAGGAGTCGAACCCCCAACCTTGCGGTTCCCCTGGTTTTCGAGACCAGTTGCCGTCCTGCACAGCGGGACCCTCCAATGCTTGGCGGAGGGAGGGTGGATCGAACACCCGCGAGACTTTCGCCCCGGCTTGCGGATAGCAGCCGCACACCTTACCGCTCGGTCATCCCTCCAATCGAACTGCTGTCAGATGATGACATGAGCGGCTTCCTTGTGTCGCGCCCTCTCGGGCATTCTGTTCAGTCGGGCCGGGCTTGATACCGGCTTTGTCGGCAACCCGCCTTTCGGCTTCGGTAGGGGCAATGGCTGGGAACCCTACGCATCCCGTGAGCGTGTCCATCCACGCCGCCGACTGATCTCCAATGCCTATTCGGCACCCTATCTAAATGACACGAAACACCATCCCTAGTGATTTGTCAACGCCTCGACTACACGATGTTGTGAATCACCGACCGTAATACTCGGCCAGAGCCCACAACGCATCGTATGTCGATTCAACCGTCGTGTGTCCGGGTGACGAGTCCTCGGGCTGCGGGTCGAGAATGACGTATGTTGCCGCCTCGAATACGCGGGCGGGCTGTGACACGAACACCTCGACAGTCTTGGCATAGCGGGCAATAGCCTCGTTCGCCCTCCGAATGGCCGCCTGTTCATCGAAGCTGCGCGGAGCCGGCCTGTTCTCGTTTGCCCATGCCCTGCGGGAGTCGCGCGCCGCCTGCCACGCCTGGTATTCCGCCTTGAACTTGTTCCCGGCGTCCCAAAGCTCGGCGGGGCCATACTTCAACCGCCTGCCGTCTCCATCAAAGCCCCAGTTCCTGTCGAGGATCAGACGCCCGAACAGCTCACAACGCCACTCATGCTCAGGAACGCGAGCGCCAGCCCTGTGGGGCTGCTTCATTGCGACGGACATGGTGTTCCGCTCCTCTTGCGTCCTAGTTGGCCTCTTGGGCCTTCCGTTGGCTTCCCGGTGGGGAATGGCGATGCTCATGCTCTCTCCTTGCCCAGTCAGGCGACGTTGTAATCCCACATCCGAGACATGGATGAAGCGGCCTCTGTTGCTCCGCTCTGCACGCCAGACAACGTGTCCACGCCGAACTTGGCAGCCTCATCGGCAACAATCCGGTTGGCTTCGGCGGGCGAAAGCCGGTACCACTCACCGCGAATGTGGTAGGGCCGGCCGTCATGGGTTCGGTGAAATGACCTCTCGACATTGCACGCAATTTCATCGGGCATGACGTGGCACCCGGCGACGCAGAGCGTGAACGGGTTGCCGATCTGAATGACGCTGCACCGCTTGCCTGGTCGGTTACTCTTGCCGACCTTCACGATGCCCGTTCCCTCGGCCCACATCACATAGACGGCCGCATAACCCTGTGGCAGCGTTTGGGTGGGAGACGACTGGACGAGCCGCCCGTTCACGCGGTTACCGAGTTTTCTCTTGCGGCCTCGACGCGCCATCAGATGCGGCCCTCCGTTTTCCAAACGTCCTTTCCGTCAGGTGTTCGGATGGCGATTGTCGCGGTGCCCTTGCCGTCATCGACCCAAACAAATTTCTCGGAAAAATCCTCTGTGAACGGGATGCCGTCGAACATCGACTTGAGGTTCGCGACCAACTCAACCCACACCGCAAACTCTTTCAGGCACAGTGGGCGGCGATCCTCAGGGACGTTGAGGAAGTCGGAAACCGTGCGGATTTCGTAGCGAGGCGCGCTCATGCGTCACTCTCCTGTGGTTGGCTTGGCGGGGGACTGACCCAGATAAGTCGATGAGCCGACACGAGCGCCAACATCCCTTCGCCCGCAGTCCCACCGACGACAGGTCTGCTCGGAACCAGGGGGGCATACGCAACCCTTTGGCGCGGCAGGCGGCCATGCGGGTCCACTCATCATGCAGGAGTTGTCGCAACCGCCCGTCTTGTCGTTGCACCTCCAGCACCTCATCATCACGTCGCTCATGCTGCCCTCCTGCCCATGCGGGCGGTTTCGTCTGGGAATTTGCTCGGGAACCACCAGCCGCCTTTCGCGTCAGTGGGGGTCTTCTTCACGGCCTGCCACTCATCCCAGCCAGGGTCGCCGGCCATGATGTGCACGCCGACATCCGCAACCCGCTCATGCGTCGCCGCAAACCCGACGAAACGCTCCTCGGACAGGTATCGGCAGGCGTGGACTGTTCGATAATCGGGGTTGGCTTGGCAGTGGACCTTGAATGCTGGACAACTAACCAGAGCCATTGCCCGCTTGTCGGACGGCAGCTTTTTCCATTCGGCTGCGGCCTTCTTTTTCGACATCAGGGCGTCGGTTGGGTAGGCTTTCCAGAACTGCTCGAAATCTTCCGGGTAGGTTGCCCTCTTCCCGGTCTCAGAAACGAGAGAAAGGCCAGCGTCCGAATTTTCGGACAAAGGTTCTTTCTTCTCTTCTCTACTCTCCTCTGTATCTAACGCTCGATTGCGTTCGCCTGCGTTCGCCTGCGTTCGCGCTAGTTCTTCGGCCTCTTTTTGAGACCTGATGCGGTCGCGATATTCCTTGCCGCGTTCGGCCGATCCGTCTTCCCGCTTGGGCTGATACTTCTCCCAGGATGCAAGGCGGCCAGACACGATCACGGCCTTGTCGTGCAAGGCGTCGATAATCCGCTGCACATCATCCGGCTCATATCCAAGGGCATCCGCGATGATCTCGACATCGTATCCAGAGACGCAGCCGCGCTCGCTGGCTTGGCTTGCGCGGTCCATCAGGCACGACACCACAGCCCACACGTCGCCCGGCCTCACGGAGGCTCTGCGAGCCACCGTGCGCCACTTCGGATCAGTCGGCGCTCCGTGCCAGAGGCGGAACCATTCGGTCACGCAGCGGCCCTCCGCATGGCTGCGATCACGTCCCTTGCCTTCGTCCCCTCAAGCCAGGAGATGATCGTTGGCATCTCCGAAAGGTCAGTTCGCTCCATCAGCCACGAGGCAAACTGTTCTGCCTCGGTCAGGGCGATGACGCGATCCGTATCCTTGTTCAGCCTCTCGGCTTCCTTGCGGGCCTTCTCAGCCTCGCGGCGGGCGTGCTCCTGACGGAGGAAAATCACGTCGTCATCAGCCTTGGCAGCGGCGAGAAGGACAGACTGCTTGTCGTCAAGCCCGGTCTTGATCGCTTCTTCCTTCGCCTCAGGGGAAAGGGAGGCGACCTTAACGGCGCGATGGGCTTCGTCTTTGCCGATGCCAAGCTCACGGGAGGCGGCACTGATGACCCCCGGCCTTCCTTCTCGCGCTGAGTTTGTCGCAAGTTGCGATAAACTAGAGCCCGTCAGTTCGACCCACTCGGCAATCTGCTCCGCCCTTTCGAGGGCCGTAAGTTCGGCGCGGTGAAGGTTCTCCGCAATCTCGACAAGGCGCTGCTGAACGCTGTCTTCGTCCAGAACGACGGCGCTGATCGTCTCGCGGTTCAGTTGCCACATCGCTTCAAAGCGGTGCCCGCCCGCGATGATTTCGTAGGCGTCGATCTTCTTCGGCCCGTCCGTGCGAGTGCAGCGACGGACGTGGATCGGGTTCAGTTGACCGACCCGCGCAATACTTGACTTGATGGCCTCGACCCGCTCGGAAACGAGGGGGCGTGCCCCCTCGATCCGACGATAGACCGCAGCCATTGGCAGGTCTTGAACGATCACTTCTTGCCTCCCTTGAACGGCGTCCCTGCGATTGCCAGCGGGCGGCGCTCGCCAGTGCGGATCAGTTGCAGGGAGTCGCCATTGAAAAAGGCGTTCCACGCCGTTGCGGCGGCACACGCGGCATCAAACGACGTGCCGACCGAGCGCGGGCGCTGCGTCCACATATTCAGAGCGCGGCGGGGATCGGTCTTGCGGAGGCCGTCATCCTGAATTGCCCCGACCCAGAACTCAGTGGCCTCCTTCTGCCGATACCTGAATGTCGCCAGAGCAACAGCGACGCACCCGGTTGAGTAGAAGAACGCGCCGATCTTGGTATCAGCCTGCGTCATCGCCGCGTTGTACGAACGGAGTGCGCCCTTCCACAATTCGAGGTTGGCCGCGACGTGATCCGGCAGCTTCCAGACCTTCGGCTTGTGGACGTTGCCCCAGATGCTGAAGTTGGTTCCGAGAATCCACGCCGCGTTGTAGGCGGCGGAGGCAAGTTCGCGACGCACATCAGAATAATCGTCGTAGAGGCCAGCGGCTTCCAAAATCTGACGGTCGCTGCGCTTCCGCATCAGGTGGTCGAACGAGTAATACCACTGTCCGACCTCATCCATGGCCTTGAACTCCTGGATGAGCACCTGAAACACCTGCGGCTTGCCGGATTCCGAGACGGCCCACATGCGATGATAGCCGTTGATCAGAAAAAGGGCGTCGCCAACGCGGGCGAAGGCGATCTGACTGCCGGGCTTCCACAGGCCGCGCTTCATCTGCTCTGCGTAGATTTCAACGTGCGTGCCGTTGGTGTTGTCGCGCCGACGCTGGGGCTCGTAGTAGCACTGCGAAAGAATGTCCTTCGCCATGTTCATGCCAATGGTCACGCGACCTTCGCGCAACACATCGGACACTTTCGACCCATTACGGACTGGCGTGGATTGCTCCTGCACTGCGGACTTGCTAGGAAGATCAAACATTGTGCATTTCCCTTGTTAGCCCCGGCGGCCCACCCGCTGGGGTTTTCTTTCGTGGGTTAGCCTTCCCACGTCATGACGGACACACATGCGCTGGCGATGCCGGGTGTGCGTTCAATGGTCAGCTTGTGCAGGAGCTTGTCGTCGGACGTGATCCGGTGCTTGACCATGATGTCGCCAATCGCCTTGTAGGCGTTGTCCAGATCGAGCCGGGCTTTCTCCGGTATCCTCACGATCACAGAGAAAGGCCCTGAGACGCTTCCGGGGCGCTGTGAGGCAAGGAGATAGCCGGCTTCCTCCAGCCACGCCCTGTAGGCTTTGGAGCGCGCCCTGCCCTTGCCGGGGATGTTCACGAACAGGCTGTTCGTTGACGGCGGGACCGGGACCACGAAGGCGACAGCATCGCTCATCGGACGGGCACCCCATTGACATCGTAGGACCGCATCAGGTGAAGGACGGTTGAGTGATCCCGCCCAAGCAGCCGGCCAATGTTCGACGCGGTAAAGCCGTTCAGGCTCAGGGCATGGATAACCCTTGCCCGGACGCTCACGACGTACTGACGGCGGCCCCTGCCGGCGACCTCCTCGAAGGTGACGCCAGCTCCATCCAGCACATCGTTGACGATGGCCATCTGCCCGTCTGGCGGGGCGGGAATGTGCGACATGACCTGGCGGCCCCGGTCAATACGGACAGCCTTCAGCGTTCCCTTTGCCGGAAGTTCCGAGCGAGCCCATCGCGCGGCCTCGAACTCGTCGAAGTCGCGGGCTAGGCGGATGTATTCCTTGTGAAGCCCAAGAGGCACCCATGAGGGCACATCGATGTCGCGATACCGCTTCAGGACCCTGACCGTGTAGTCATAGGACAGGCCAAATTCCCGAGCGACATCGGACACCCGCTTGCCGTCGCGGATCATCTGCTTGCCCTTGGCGATCCAGGGGGGCACGATCCGCTTGCACTGACCGCTGATGCGGTAGGCGAACGTCTGTTCGGGAACACCGAGAGCGCGAGCCGCGGCGGCCCGGCTCCCCGTTTCCCTGACAAGGCGGTGTGCATCTTCGAGGCTGACGTAACCGTCCATCACTCGTCTCCGATCTCAGGGGCGACCCACAGGGCGAGACGTTCCGTCCATCCGGCCAGTCTGATCCCGCAGCGCATCAGCAGTCGGGCCGTAGAAATCCGCATCGATGCGGTCCAGTCGGCCCATGAGGCGCGCAACCGTGTCCCGTAGTTCCTGAAGCTCATTGCTCGCCGCTTTCATCTCAGTCTTCGCGGTGTGCTTGCGAAGCTGGTCCAGTTCCTCAACCTTGATGCGAACGCGGCCATCGGCGTGCCAGACAGAGCGCACGCGGCTCCATTTCCAGCGCAGGCGATGGGCGGCGGTCGTGATGCGGGATTTGACGTTCTCCCCGTCTCGTGCGGGGGCGACTTCCCGAATAAGCCGGGCAGCCTCTAGGGTCGCGGCGGTCACGATACGCACTCCGTTGAACGATGACTTGGCGGACATCTACGCCCCTCCTTGTGGTGACTTGTGATCACCACGACGGGAGACACGGAGGCCCCATGGAACGAGTTGGCGAGATACTGAGCCGCGTCTTGGCGGACCTTCAGGCTCAGTTTCCGCAGGAAAAGGGAAACGGGTGCTGTGGCCTTCCCCAGGTTCACAGCTTCACCACCGAACCCACGCGCCCCGCTGCGCGTGTCCCGATTGCAGGGCAACCCAAGACGAGCGCGGGCGACAAATGGGACGAACCAAGTGATG